CCCCTTAATATTATAAAAACAAAATAATTATGTTAATAGTAGGAGATGTAGCCTATCAAAAAACTTTCCCAAAAGAATCAGCGGATTCATTGGAAATTATACATTTGCCTGAAAATAAAGAAAAAGTAAAAAAAATATTTGGTTTAGAAGAAAGTAAATCTGTACCAATGTCAAAACATTCTACTCTTTATTTTAGTGGGCAACCTATAAAAGTAAACGCACACACTAAAGAATTTAATAAAAATATAAGACACAAATCTATTATATTAATATCTACAGAAGAATCTATCTATTTAAGAGTATTTTTACGTAATGCAATGGCGTATAATAATTTGAGAATAGCTAATCCAGTATTAAATTTTTTATATTTATCTGCTAGAGTATCTAGTAGACATTTTTCTTACAAAAAATGGTTAAGTAGATTAAAACAAGTACATAATTTACATCCAATATTTGTAAAAAATATGATATCTATTAGAAAATTGCATCAATATAGTTCATTGGTTGAGAATTTAATACCTGTATTTAAAGAATTTAAAGATATAAATCCAAAAAAACCTGTAGAAATGAATTTTGATCATTATCATAAATATGATATTTTACAGGCAATAGGTTCTAATCTATTAGTATCTCCATATAAAAAATTTACTATAGAATCTAATAATAATTATATTAATTCTTATATGTTTAATCAAGCAGGTGCTTCAATGAAAATGGTATTTATATTAGAATATTTTTATTTAAAAATGATTGATAATGTATTTATACCAGAAAGATTAGTATATGATAAAGTACCTCAAATGAAAAATTGGAAAGGAATATTTATTGAATGTATAATGCAATATTTAACAACTACTAGTGAAACTAGAAGAGATAAAATATATGATTATGTATATAATAATGTATTTTTAATTATCCAAAATTTTGACCCAACTAAAATAGAAAATTTTATATTAGCAGATCAAAGTAAACAATTAAAACCACAACAATGAACAGATTAACAAAAAAAGATATAGAAATATTAAAAAAAATTGAAATAACAATAACTACTAATACAACAGATAGACTTACTGTTAGAGCACAATATAAAGTTCCCAACATATTTTCACATTATGAAAATGAATTAGAAACAATAACAATAGCTCAAGCTTTAACTATAATAAAATCACCTACAGGAAATTGTCAATTAGCATCAATTAAAAATTTTGCTAGTCATATAAGTAGGATATGTCAAAAATATAATAAAATACAAGGATATACGGATTCTCAAAATGAAAAACTTCAAGTTAGAATGCATTATAATAGATTAGCAACATTTAAAATGTTTGCTTATCTTGCCCTTAATTATAGTAAAAAACTTTATTTTATTGATATTAGAAAATATGTAATTGATAACTATAAAAAAGTTCATCCTTTAATTGCAACTAGAAGAAATCCTCATAATGAAAAAATGTATATAAGTACTAATAAACATGAATTAATGTATAGTATGATTAAATTAGACAAAGAAAAATTAAAAAAATATTTAACGTAATTAATTATTTTTGGTTTTATAATTAATATATTTAGTTAAAAAAAGGGGAGTTTAATTACTCCCCTTATTTTTTAAAACATTGATCTATTATCTTGCCATTGAAAAGTTTTTTCAAAATCTTTAAAGAAATGTCTTCCAGGATTAAACTTATTGACATTTTTTAACCATACATTATTACCTCTTGCATCTTCTTCAAAAAAGTTAAAAGTAGCAGTATTGTATAAAACATCTATAGTAGATTCTAAAAATCTAACAGATGGAATTGGAGATTTTAACATTTTTAATGTTTCTCTAGGATTTATATAGGCTTGTAATTCTGTTATATTACGTCTTGTTTGATACATTAAAAAGTACCAAGCTTTTTCTTCATCTTCATCAGCAGATGCAGCACCCATAGCCATTAATTTAATTGCATTAGGTAATATTACAAAAGTCATAGCTAACTCTACAGCAGCTCTTTTAATATTATGTTTTTCATAATCAGAAAGATTATCCCAGTTTTCTCTTGTTAATATTTCTCTTTTAAGAGTTTTAAGAGAATTCCAACCATAACGAATTAATGTTGTATAAGTACCTTCTTCAAATTCTTGAAGAGCATGACTAAATCTAGTTTGATCTTCTCTTAATTTATCTTTAGCAATATAAGAAGATTCTATTCCTAATAATCTAGCTTGTCCCATAGGTACTAAATATTTACGAAATAACATTCCTATTTTATATAAATAATGACGAAAACCATCAGCTTGCTGAGTTTCAGTATAGTTACCTATAGAATCATCTATTTTTTTTCTAATAAGTTTATCAATTAATTCTTTACCTCCTTCATAATATTGTAAAGAAGGAGTATGAGTAGTATATACTACATTTTTATCTAAAGAAACTAATCCTGTTTTAGGATTTACTTTATACATATCCAATAAAGATGCTGCTTTTTTAAAAGTAGTTTCATTACCATTAACATCTATAAATTTACTATTAGAATTCATTACTTTAATATTATCAAGTAATGCCATAGTAAGAACAGATTGAATCCAATGTTCACCTGAATCTTGGAATACTTGTAAAGATTTTAAATCTAATCCTTTTTTAGCTAAATTAGCTTGTAAGAAATTAGAATTACTTATTGAATATAAACCTCTAGTATTAAAAATTTCACTAATCTGATTTACATATCCTCTATTAATACCTCTTATATTATCTTTTAAAGTATCAGTAAATACTGAAGGAGTAAAATAAATTTTTTGTGCTTTAGCTATATTTTTAGCTTTAAATGTTCTACCTTTTATTACTGTTTCTAAAAACATTTGAGCATTAGCATTAACTACGTTAGCAGTACCTGATGCAAAGTTAAAAGATAAAGCCATAAATGCAGTTGCACCATTTATATAATTAGCTGCTTTATTTACATCTAAAAACAAATTAACATTTTTATTTTCTAGACGGAACATTGTAGCCAAATCCATAGATTGATCTTTATTTTTAAATAATGGATTTTCTCTATAATGTAATCTTAATTCTTTCCTTACCTCACCGTCAATTCCCACTTGAGTATTGGTATATTCTATATCATCAGCTCTATTTTCATTTAAATAATTCCATTTTTCTAAAATCCCTCCTTTAATATCTCCATCATAATATCTTTCTAAAGAACTTTTTGTTATAAAAGGTGTATTATAAAATAAACCTCCATAACTATATTGTCTTAAACTTTGATTATAATCTGCTTTATGTCCTTTATCTATTATTGATTTGTAATATTCCAATGCATTTTTTTCTGCTGGACTTAAATGGGATAAATTGTTCCTCCATTTAGCATTAGGAACCCTTTTTCCATCTTCTTTTTCTATAGTATTATTTCTTAAAATAGTATTGATTTTCTTATCCCTTTCTTCTATAATATCTTCTACTTTTTTTTCAGCTTTGATATAATCTTCACTATGATGTCCTACAATAGCTCCAATTTTAACAGCATTATCAGTAGCTTCATTTATTTTTTCCCTATAAGCATTTCTTATATCCCTTATTTTTTGGGTTACTTCTATTATAAAATTAGAATTATATTCTCCTTTTAACCAAACTTTTCCGTTCTTATCTTTTTCAACTATATTTTTATATAATTTATTTACATTAATAGAACCTTTTTCTTTACGTAAATCTTCAAATATTTTTAAAGCCACCTGATCTTGTTGTCTATCCATTTCTATACGTTTGTTATCTATTTCCAATAACATACTATGAAATATCTGAAATAAACCATTACTAATATTAGATGGACTAGTTGCCCACGTATCAGCGCTTTTAATATCAAATATCGGATTTTCTAATAAATTTACAACTGCTTTTTCTAAATCTTCCTGTATTGCATCCCATTCTCTACTTCCAGGTGCTAAACGTTTATTTATATATTCTTGTTTATCTCCTCTTAATCTTTTTTTATTAAATTCAGTAGATAATCTGTTTCTATGTTTAGCCATTACCCCTGGAAAATATTTTATATCTTTTAATTGTTCTTTAAAATATTCTTTTTTAGTATTAATCATATTCTTACTTACACTTTCAAAAGAACCTATAGCTGAATCAATTTTACGTCTTAAATCATTTAGCTCCTCTTGAGAAAGATAAGTTTGGGTTTTATTCGTTCTAAATTCTGCTATTAAATCTTTTACATCTTGTGCTACAGAAAAAGATGATAAATAATTATCGTAATTTTCTAATAGAAATTTAGCTTGTTTAGGATTTGTTAAATCTACTTTAAGTAAGGATTGATCTAAACTATTTAAAGCAGACATCATATTATTAACAAAAGAAGTTATACCTTTAGCATTAATTCCATCTTTTTGTTCTTTAATATTTTCTAACAGCTCTTTTAAAGTTTCTCTTTTTTCTTCAGAATATTTTTTTACATCTTCATTTGCTTTAGGATTTTTTACAATAGCACTAAGTCTAATTATATTAAATCTTATACTTTCTTTTACTTTATCCAATGTAAAATCTATTCTATCTTCTAAAGTATCTAATTTAACTTTTTTTCTTTCAAAAGCATCTGGTTGTTCAGATTCTTCTTCTTTTATAGTAAATTTCTCTTCTTTTTCAGATTCATCAATAATGTCTTTAATATTTTTATTATTAACAAATATATCTTCAACATCATGATAGAATGTAGACTCTTCTAATAAATCAAATAACCTTTCATTAGGTAATAATTTATTGTCTTTAATAGTAAATAAATTAGAATTACTAGTTCCAACACCATATTTATAATAAGCTAGATTAGTTAAACTGTCTATATAACGGTCTACTTTTTCTAAATTTAATATAGTATTATCTTTATCTACTATACCTTCTTCTCTAAGAAATTCTTCTGTTTTTATTTGTATACTACAAGCCATATTTTTTATTTTTTACAGGGATTATTACTAAAATCAAACCCTATTTGCCCTGTTTTTTCTAATTCTCCTACAAAAGCTTTAAATTCTCCTGGAATATATAAAACTCTTAAATCAAATCCAGACATTTCACTTACTGATTTTACATCATTTTCACGTTCAAGATCTCTATGAAAACGTCTAAATTTATCCTTTGCTATTTTTATACTATTAAACGCATCTATAGTAGCTCTAGTTTCATAATCTAATACTTCTGGTAAAAACCCATGCACTTCATAATCTTTAAGCATATCATTTGCTTCTTCTTCACTATAACCGTGTCTTACTAAATTATCTGATAATTTTTGCATTACTTTTTCTCTACTATCAGTATCTTTATTTTCTAAATGGGATATTTCATGAAATATTATAAATGCTTTAATATCTGCATCTGTTTCAAATAATTTTTTTATTTCTTCTATATCATATCCAAAATTATTAATAAGTCTATCAAATACTATTTTTTTCTGACGACTACCTCTTGCATCTGTCTTACCTTCAATATGATCAAAAAATTCTTCTTTAGTTATATTAGGTCTAACTCTAATACCTTTTTGTTCACTATAAGCACCTAATGAAGGTAAAGAAGGGTCTTCTTTATATTCTTCTGTAAATAAAACATCATAAAACTCCATAGTAGGTTTATCTCTATGTATTTCTATATTATTGTTCTTTTTATTTTTTTTAGCTTTATTGTCAAAACTTTTTATTTTCGTAAAAGCCCAAATTCTTTGATCATATAATTCCTTTGTTAATTCTTTAGTAGGTAATTCTAAATTTACAAATTCTTGGGTTTGTTGAACATACTTACCATTAGGTAATTGAAATAAATGTGTTTTTTCTATTTTATCTCCTTCATATGTTTCAATAGTAAATGGGTTTTCTGGTGTATATTTATTTTCGTTTTCTTCAAAGGTAGGTTCTTCTATTTTTTCTTTATTTTCTTTTTTAATTTCACCAGTATCATTATCAAATCCAAATTCTTCTAATAACCTTTGTTTTAAATATGCATAAGTTTTAGGAGCTTTTTCTTTAAGTTTAGCAAGTCCTGTACCTATACCATCTTTAGGGAAAACTATAGGTCTACCATCATCCTTAATTTTTTTTATGTCAGAGTCTATAATTTCAGAATTAGAAGCGGCAAAAGGATCTTCAAATAATCTAGCGTCATTCATATAAGCACTTTCATTTCTAGAAGGCTCTTCTTTAGTGGATATACCAAATGCATTTTCTTCATCTCTAATTATAGCTTGACCGCCTTTACCTCTTCTTTGATTATTGTCTCCAAATATATAAATTTTATCAGGATTATTTCTTAAAATTTCAACTGAATATCTATCTATAGTTTCTACAAAGGTACGATTTTTTTCTGAATTATCCAAATTATTTTCCACTTTTTCTTTAGTCGGACTATTAACTGCTTCTCCTATTTTAGCAGCAGCAGTTGTATTTGGACTAATTGTAGGGGGTGTCAGATCATTTAATTTTTCCATAGTAACAGCATGATCATCACCAACAGCAGTTTTACCAAAAGCTCCAGTAGAATAATCTAAATTTTCTGGATTTTCCCTTAAAAATTTATCTATTTTATCTTGATAAATACGAGCAAAAGGTGGATTCATATTTTCTTTAAAAGCACTTTTGAAATTATTACCTAACCTATATTCTGTTAGTTTAGCTCCAGAAGCTTCTTGTTTAGCTCCTAATGCATTAACTCTAACATAATAACCATAACCTTTCTTTACACCTACTAATTGAAAATACATAGGATGATATTCAGTATATGGACCATCAGGACCTGCTTTTTGAACAGGTCTACCTTTTCCTACATAAGGAGGATGAAAATAATTTTTATCAGGATTTTGTACTCTTTCAGTTCTAAAAGCTACAGTAATAGGAATATTATTTTTCTTCATTGTTTCTGTAGTAACTACATCTAAATACGCTTGACCTGGTAAACCTTGTCTAGTATATGGACTTGGTTTCTCAATATCGCTATAAGGTACTAAATCAGTATTAGTTAAATTATGGCGCATAAATTGATGTAAAAAATTGATATTTAATTCTGCTTGATTATCTATATCTACAAAATCTTTAAGATACTGATTAAATCTATTTCTATTAAACCATTCATAAGGGATATATTCAAAAAAACTATTTAATGTTTTAGTTCCTCCTGAGCTAATAAACGCAAATTTAATTAACTTATCAGCTTCAATTGGATCAGTATCTAGTATATCTCTAAAGCCATCTACCATAGAATTAATAACTGTAACAGATTTTTTTGCATTAGATATACCTATTTGAAAAGTTCTTCCAACTACTTTAGTTTCCCCATCAACTGTGTCAGTAATAGTGCCAGCTTCTTTTAAATATAACTCTTTTAAAAAAGGATTTTCTGGATGTTTTTCTTGTAAATTTTTTAAAATTGTTGTAATATTAGCTACAAGATCATTGTATTCTTCAGTTTTTAATTCAAAAGGATTAAATCCAGATAATAAATAATTATTATAACTTTTTAAAATATTATGAGCTAATTTATCATTTACTAAACCTCTATTTTCTAAAGCTCTAGATAAAATATTAAAAGAATTAAAAGATTTTTCCCTATATGGTAAAAAGAATTTAGGATTTTTTAACATAATTTGAGCTATTTCTCTAACGGATAAATCAGTATGAGTACCTAAAATACTTCTTCTATTACCTTTATAATATTTAGTTTCAAATCCTGTTATATAAGGATCTTTTACTGCTTCTAAAATTTTATTTATAGTAGTAATTAAACTAGCTATATCTTTACCTTTACCTTCTACATCTGTTCTTGATGCACTTACTGATTTAGCTAAAGATCTTCCTCTTCTATTTAAAAATTCAAACTTATTTAACATAGCTTCTTGTACAGAAAAATCTATATTATCAGGTCTGTTTTGACTTCTTAATTTAAAAAAGTCTACCTCTTCAAATTTAACAGGTTTTGTAAATAATATACCCTCAATATGTTCTAATAATTGTTCAGTTAATTTATCTATTTTAGCTAAATCTTCTGGATCTGTTATTTTTATAGCTTCTGTTTTAAATGCATTACCTACTTTTTTAGATAAAGTTTTTTTATAACTTTCTAACTGCTCATAAACCTTAGTCATTCGTTCAAACTGTTGCTTTTCACTTTCACCTTCTACAGGTCTTGCATCTATATTTTTTAACTCATTTATTACACTATAGAAAACTTCTCTACCAGTTCTAGTCACACCATTTATTGTTACAGGGAGACTATCTACAGGAATTTTTTCAGCTGCTTTTTTTAATTTAAAAGACATAAATAAGTTATGTTCAGAAGCAACTGTTTTCGATTCTAAGTTATTCTGAAAAGCAATATAATCTTTTATAATAGGTTGGTTTAAAAACGCATTGATTTTAAATGGATGTACTCCTGCACGTAACATCATAAAACCTACATTATTTGTTTTATCTACCCAATTACCCTCTACAATAAAAGGATTATTAGCTACATCCACAAATCCATTTGTTAATGCTGTAAAACTATCACCCAACAATACTTTTTTAAACTTATCTTTAAAAGACTGTTTAGTTGGGTACTTTGGATTTTTAGGGTTACCAATCTTTAAAGCTGGATTAGTTATTCTACCATTATAATCTTTTATATATTGGTCCATTTCTTCATCAGTAAGTTCTTCTGAATATTCTGAATCCAGTGTATTTACACCTTTTTCAAAATTACCCCATCCCATATAAAAACTTAATCCTAGAGAACTCATAGCTCCCCTTACAGAATCCATTGTATGATTTACAGCTACACCTAAACCTGTTTTACTACTTTTAAATTTAATTTTAGTAGATAAATCTTCTATAGCATCAAAATTATCAAATGCACTAGGATCTTCTTTAGCATTAAGATTATTAATATCCATTTCTAAGAAATCCATATCTAATGGATTTACAATCTTATTCATAATTTTTTTACTACCTTGTAATAAAATATTTTTATAAGACTGTATAAGCATATTTCTTAAAGCATCTTGAGATTGATCTTTAATAGGAAGTTCTTTTCCTTTAGCTCTCTTAGGATGAATATATTTTATATGACCGTCTTGGTTTGTATAAACACTAGGAGTCATTAAATACATCTTATCAATATCAAAGTCAGATCCTGTTTTTCTAGTAATACCTGCATAAGCTACTACAGTATCTCCCATACCTTCTGGAAGAATACCTAATACTCTAAATGCATCATTAGAAACTAAACCTTGATTAGGAATACGATAACCTATAATATTTTCCAATACTTCTTGGTCAATCATACCACCTGTATATTTACCTGTTTTTTTATTTAAACGACCAAACAATTGTTCTGGTGAATACTTGGTATAATCAGGTATATGTTGTGATATTAAACTTGCAGGTATAAATAAACCAGCTGGTATTAGTTTTTCTTTACCATTAGGCTGTGTTTCAAATTTAGGCATAGTAGCTCTATTATCAGGACTAGCTAAAAACCAAGGGGTAAATTTTATACCTTTTTTAGATTCTGCTTCTTCTTTGGTTATACCAAAATCTGCCATTTGAATAAATCCACCACCATTTGTTTTAAGTTTATTTAATTCATTATTTACAATAGAACTAAATACATGCTGAAACAATTCAGTTGCTCCTGGAATACCATAAGGAGATAATCCTGCTCTAAGACCATCAATAATATTTTGACTTACATCAGATCTTTTTTCTAGTTGGGCTATAATTTTATTATATAATAAATCTTCATTTTTAATTTCAAGAGTATCAGGATCAATACCTAAATCTGTATAGACTTTTGCTTTATTTTGATATAACATTGTATTACTTATATCTGTAAGTCTATTGATCATCTGATCTCCATTAAGTATAGAACCATTATCTAATTCAAATTCAGCTTCTAAATCATATACTAATGCTTGAAATATATTTTTTTGTATCTGAGAACCTACATCCGTAAGTTTTATTCCTTTAGTAGGAAGATCTTGTTGTAATTTCCAGAACTTATTATTTAATATTTGCTCATTTAATTTAAAATCTTCTAATAAATTACCCTCTTCATCGTGTATTTTTTCTGGTTTAATAAATCCTACTTTTATACCACCTGAAGTAACTAACTCAGAAATGTTTTGATTTTGCATTTTAGTTAGTATTTTTCTTAATGTAGGAGCATTTCTAACTAAATTAGGTACTAATACAGCTTGAGAATATTTTAAGAACACTGGTCTACCTTTATGTGTGTCAAAATAAACACCTTTTAAAGGTTGAGCTAAAAGTTTTCTTTGTTCTTCTGAGTAAGTAGGAGTTTGTTTTTGCATTTCTTCCCATAAAGCATCATGAGCAGAAGTCCATTTACCTAATTTATTTAATATAAAACGCCATCTTTTAGGTGTAATATAAGCTTGTGCATCAGTTGTATCTACATTATTATAAGAATTAGCTACATCTGAATAGGTTTCTAAATATTTTTTACTTGGAGCATCTATTTCTACACTTTCTACTACAGATATTTTAAATTCCATATCTTCCTTTTTATATATATTCATATATAAACCATCTGTATAAGTAGCAGGAATACGTTTTTTATAATCAATCATTGATTTATAATATGCTAAATCACCTGAAAATAATTTAGAATATTCTACCTGAGATACAATACCATTTACAATTAAATCTCCAGCAATTTCTAAAGCACCTTTTGCTATATTACTATTAGTATCTTGTGTATAGTAATCAAATATAGAAGTATCTATACTATTATTGCTTAATATACCTTTTTCATTGTAGCTAATAATATTTTCTTTTAATAAAACTTCATTAAAGTTTTTAATCTTTTGGATTAATTTTGGTTTAATAAACTTCTGTTTTATTTCTTCTAATTTAGCAGTTTCATTTTCTAAATTATTTACAACAGGAAAACCAGCATCATCAAATAAATAAAAAGAAAGTCCAAATTCTTTTTTAGTATCCACAGAAGAAATTAAATTACCTTTTTTATCAAATCTAGGGGATAGTTCAGGAAATAATTGAGATTTTAAACCCCCTCTACCATTAGTATGATAATTAGGTATTAATTCAACTGATTCATCTGTAAATGATTGTGTAATATCATTAGATACCCTTAGCATTCTATTATATTCATCTAAATAATAATCCATCATAATAGATAATGCTTCATCACTTATAGTATATTCGCCTCCTTCTACTCTAACTTTAGCACTAACTAAATCTATACCATAATTAATTTGATATTCTGTAGATTTATCTGCAGCTAAAGCAGTTTTAAACCAAGATTTAGGACTAGTTTTACCTCTAACTCCTAACATTTTATGAATATAATCTACTAATGCATCAGTATAAGATAAAGTATCATTTTCAGAAGCATTGATGGCATTGCCTTCCTCCTGAAGAGAATTAAATATACCCACCTCAACTTTATCTAATCTTTCTTTTGATTTAACTGGATCAAATGTGTATTGATTACTTTTATCCATACCTAATAACCAACGCATAATATATGAACGTTTATTAAAAGGTGTTGATTTGTAATGTTCTAATAAAGCTTCTGGATTTTTTTTCCACTCAGCTATTTTTAAATCTAAAAAGGAAGGATTAGAATACGCCCACTTAGTTTTACCTAAAGTAAAAATAGAAGCATCTGTAGTTTCTTCCATAAAAAAAGCTGCAGCATTAGTTAATTTATTTAACTCACTTGCCTGTTGCTTTAAAGGGTTCATTTCAAATAAAGAATCTCTATCTTTACCACCATCTTCATAAGGTTGTAAAATTCTTTTATAAATTCTATCATTTAATAAAGTGTTGATATTCATGAGTTTATCTTGAAAATCAACTTCTTCAAAAGTATTATTATTTAAATAATATTTAAAAGCTTCTGGTTGTATTGTAATACCAATAGCTTCTAAATTATAACCTACTTTTTCTATTAAATCATCTATTTGATCAGGAGCATATTGGGTTCTATTAAGATTAAAATCCTGAATAAATTTTTGAAATTCTTTTATAGCATTATCTAATTTTTGATTAGATTCTAATTTAGTTAAATTTTCCCACCAAGTAGTCATTATATTACTCTGTCTAGACCCTACATCAGATAGATTTTTAACTTTATATAAAATTTTACCATTATAATCTATAGCAAATTCACTGCCTAAAAAATTATTTTTAAACAAATAAAATGCAGAAACAAATTGATTTTTAAAAGTATCCGTAGCTATTTTAGGATCTTCTAGTTTATCAACTAAATTTTGAAGATAAGGTTTTACTTTTAATGCTTCTTTAATTTTTTGTACATATACATCATATAAATTTTCATATGCATTTTCATTTGTAACATTTTTAACTGCTACTTCATTTGATAGTATTTTAAATAATGTAGAATATATATCATTATAAGGTACATATGTAAACATTCCAAAAGAGTTTTGTCTAGTATCTTCTATTAAAGATAAAAACATCTTTATATTACGTAACATATTAGTTTTATATGGCTTTAAAAAAGATGCTTTTCTACCTCCAAACCCTTTTGTTTCTATTTCTTCATATGCAGCTTCCTCTTCTTCTGTAAGAGTGTCCTCTTTAAGGATAATATTTTTTGTCTTAAAATGATCTACAATATTATCTGCTAATTCTGGTATATATTTTTTTACTTCTTCAACAGTTGTTGCTTTCAGCATTTTATCAAAATCATCTTCTTCTCTTTCTAATTTTGCTTGTAATGCATCTAATTGAGTAGCAATATGATTTTTTAAACCTTCTACATTATCTTCTATACTAAATCCTTCTACACTAAAATCTAAGTTTACAGATTTAGCAAAAGATAATGCTAATGCTTCTACTAATTCTTTTCTTTCAACTGTAGTAGCTACCCCTTGTAATCCAGTTTGATTATATGGATAATATTGCTTTTCATTATATTTATCTTTAAAATAATATTTTTTTAAAGCTTTATCAAATTTTAATAGAGGTTCTCCTGTTTCTGGATATACCCTTCCCTTAAATTCTACAGGTATACCTGTTTCTGAATGATATGCAGTATGGTAGTCTCCAAATATATCAATAAATTCGGTACTAGAAAAATAAGGTAAATGTTCATTTTCTATTTGTTCTTCAGATACAACATTATTTAAATCTTTAGCTAGTAAAGAATCCATTGTTGAATCTGTTAATGATGGTAATATACAACTCATATTATATACAATTTTTTATATTCTCTAGAGATTTTTTCTGTACTTCTAACATGTAATTAATTATATCTCTAACGAATTTTACTTGATTACTCCCAGCTTTATTTCTTAAACTTCCAATCATTTTAATATTGGATGCATTAATAAGCTTTCTATTTTTCATTTCTTTAAAAATCTGAATAGCATTTTCTTCAGTTACCATACTTAAAAGTTGTTCCTTTTTAGATGGTATTTTTTTAGCTTTTTCTCTATCTTTTTTCACTTCTTCTTTTTCTTCCTTTGGTAATTTTTTAATTTTTGCTATAGTAACTTTTTCACTATCAGCTTGACCAGGTTCAGATGGTGGAGGCGATGGTATATTACTATTAGATATTTTTTGACCAGTATTTATTTTATATAAATTATTTCTACTCTTTTTACCTATTCTAACAACATCTTCTCCAAACATTTCTGCATTTGTTGCTAATGTTTTTTGATCATATAAGTCTAATATCTTATAATACTCTTGTTTATCTGTTACTAATCTAACAGGTTTTCCATTTTTATTTAATTCATGGATCTGACCTCCAGCAACTGCCTCTAATAATCCATCTGCATTTTTTGCAAATTGTGGAGTAACAACAATATATCTTTTAGTAACATTATTCTTTGTTATTTGTACTATAGAATATTCTTTATTACTTGCAGGGACTAAGTCTTGTGCAACTTCTGCAGGTTTAGGTTGAGGTTTAGGTTGAGGTTTAGGTTCTTCTTTAGATGTATTTTCTTCTGGTTTATCTGCAGGGACAAAACCAGCTAAAGAATCAGCAAAATCTACATTTTCTTTAGATATAGCTGCCATTGATTCCTCATCCATTTCAGTAGGCTCTTCTTTATCAGGATTTAAATCATCTACTAAACCTTTATTACTAATCTCTTTTTCTCCCACTAAAGTAGAAATAGATTTGTCATTAGGTACAGTAATTAAATGCTCTTCTAAAGTTTGTGGTGTAGTATTTTTAACACCTACAGATACAGTAGCTTTTTCTCCTACATAATTTCTTGGTTGACCCGTAGCCCCATTAGACATTGTAATAGGCATAATTTTAGTAAAAGCTATATTAATACCTGCGTTTTTATACCCTTCTACATAAGCATTTTGTTGATATAAATCTCCTTTTTTATAAGAATACTTTTCATTATCGTAAAGTATTTCTCTATTTTTAGAAGAAGTTTTTATATCTATTAATCCCCATTGTTTATTTTTATTATCATATACTAAAAGATCTCCTGTTCCTGTATAATCTCCTGGTTTAAGAGAATTAGGTCCTAATTTAAACGATACAGGATTCTCACTACTATATACAGTATAGCCAGCTTCATCGAATAACTCTCCATATTTTTTAACAACAGGCCATAGTTTAGTTTTAAAATAGTCTTCATTTATTAATAATTGAATACCATGTTTTTTGGAATAATAATCTAATAATTCCATTGCACGTTTAGCAAATCTATCATTAGTATTTAATTCTTGTAAAGGACTAAAAAACTCTCTAATTAATACATCTACTACATCCCCTCTAACTTTACCTGCTTTACTGTATGATTCATTTATATTATTAGGTATATAAGGTTTAAGAGTAGAAACTCTTTTTTTACCTTTTTTCTTTTTATACGCTATAATTTCTTCTTTTGTCCTAGAAGGAGGCCCAGCAATATATGTTGCTACAGCTTCTCTATCTTTAGCTGTAAGATATACTCCCGCTTCTTCATCTAATTGTACTTGATCTTCAAATAATTTAGGAAATTTATCTTTTAAAGTAGTATTAGAACCAAATAATTTAGGTTCAAATGTAGCTTTATCTGCTGCATTATAAGAAGAGTCCTTACCATTTACTTGTACTGAACGTATATCTATATACATAGTAGTACGATTTAAAAAGCTAGGATCGTTTATAGGTTTATTATTTGCATCAGTAAATCCTAAATTTTGTGAAAGTTTAGCATTGGTATTTAAGATTTTATTTTTAATTAAATAATCTCTATAAGCTTTATTTGTTAAACTTAAATTATAACTTTTATTTTTAGAAGACGGTTTTACTGTAATTTGTCTTCTTTTTACAGAAGTTAAAGCTCTAATAAAACCTTCTTTACCATTTAATAATTCTTCTTTAGTAAATACCTCTTCTCCTATATGTAATTGACCATATAAAAATCTTACCCTTGATTTAGGATTTAAAGTATTATCATATATAAAAAAGTCCGTAACATGTTTTATATTTAAATCTTTTTCAGATTTTAATTGATCTGTAATTAATTTATATTCTTCAGGAAAATCTCTTTTAAATCTTTTTAATTGAGCAGGAGAAAGTTTATTATTTTTACCTAGACCTTCCTCTGATAATCTATTATTTTTATATTCTTTAGCTCTTGTAGAAAAAAGACTATGTAGAAAATCAGCTTCTTTTTTATTTACTTTTCTAGTATTTAATTTTAATGGAAATAAAACGCCATCAGCTCTTTTTATTCTTAAATAAATTTCACCTCCTGGATAATCCTGTCTATTTGTTAAAACAGCTTTATTATCTATTGTAAGTAAATTACCTACTTCATTAGTAAAGAAAAAATCTTTTTCAGTTATATTATCTAAATTACCTTCAAAATAATGTAATTCATGTATAGCATTTTCAATAGGTAAACCATTCTGATCAATATCAGTTTGTAATACACCTGGATATTGACCCTTAATCCTTACCGTAATATCTTCTATCTTTGTACCATCTTTTAATTCACTTAAAATAGCATGCTTTAATTTCTTAGTAGTTTTATCAAATATTGAAGAATCTTTACCTTCTTTAGGTTTATTTTCTATGGGAGCCATTGTGTCCCCCTCTAGAATAATAGATAGGGATAAATTGTCAACCATTTCATCAAAGTTCTCTTCTGTAACTCCTTCTTCTCTATATTTTTTAGTTGTTTTATTATCAACAGCTGGATTGATTGAAATATTATATCTACCTCTTTTATCTTTAGGAGATACTTCAAATCTATATGCAGCAGCCAAATCAGAAAATAAAGGTTTTACTGGGCCTGTTTTTTTATTATCTGTTATAACTACTCTAGCATCATCGTTCATTGAATCGGAAGGTTCATTGGCTTGAGTAAAAGTATCTACTTCTGTAGATGGTTCTATTGTATTATTTTCTCTATCTTGACCTAAAGTATCTATAACTTTTTCAACTTCTACTTCTACAGTTTCTCCTTCACTATTTGAAAAGGTTGCAATATTACCTTCTACTCCTTCAAATATATCATAACCTTCTGGAATATCTAAATCATCTATAGGTATTTGTTCCCCTTTTTCATAGTTATTTTTAATATTTTCTAACTTTCTATTATGCTCAGCAATTTTTATTTCTTCATCAGTTAGATTTTTTTCACTATCTTTTTTCTGATCTTCTATTTCTTTTGCTTTCTTTTGTCTAAATAACTCTAGTTGCTCTTGTTTAACTTTATTTATAGCTTTTAAAGCAGGACCTTTTTTATATTTATTAGGTAAAGAAAGATTAGTAAGCTCTGCTTCATTTGTAGTAGCTCTTATTTGATCTAAATATTTGTCTAATTCTTTAGCTTCTTTTTCTGCTTTTTCTCTTGCTTGAGCAGTAGCTTTATATTTTTTATAAAGTTTATCTTGTTTTTTAGCGTCTGCTATACCTTTAAGTTCTGCTTTATTAGAATCTACAAGTTCTTGTATAAAAGTTTCTTCTTTTTCTAATTTTTTTATTACATCATTTTCCTGTTGAGCATATTCTATTTTTTCTTCTGCTTCTATTAACTCAGCTAGTTCTTGTTTTCTAAGTCTAGAATAACCTGTTAAACCTAAATCTTTAGCTATTTCTTTAAGTTGTTTAACAGTATTATTATTTTTTATTTCTTGTATATAATTAACACGTTGTTGCTCTACTGTTAATTCATAATCTTTATTAGCAACTTCTTTTGCTTTATTTAAAGCTTCTTTTCTAGTATCTAAATATCTTAAATTAGATTTAACAGCTGCATATTTATTAGCTACCATTTTATTATATTCATTATAATAAGGTAGATCTCTTACATTTTGAATTAAATTATTTTTAAAACTTCCATATGCTTTATAATGCTCTAAATCAGTACGTAATGTTTCTGCTTCTGTAACTAATTCATTTACAAATTTAGCTTTAGTCTTTTTTGGACCAACTGCATTATCATTTAATTGTTTAAATAAATTATCAGCTCCTGGTGAACTTTCTAAATAATTTTTTAATACTGCAATACCTTCTTTTCCTGCATGAACAAAAGAATAAAGCATATTATTAACTATAGTTTTATTTAAAATATCTACTTTTTCTTGTGCTCCTGCTTCACCTAAATCCGCTTTTAGTTGATAAAAAGATTTTTGTTCATTGATTTTATTTATAAAATCTATATTAGAACCTAACTCTGCTACTTTAGCAGTATTTACTTTAGGTTCTCCATTTTCAAATACAATTTTACCATTTTCATCTTTTTCATAAATACCATTAATAGCACTTTCAAAAAAATTCACACCAGTAGTCATTAACTCTGCTAGTTTAGCTTCTTGTTTTTTACGTGCTTTTTTACTTCTATGATTTCCAAAAGCATAAGCTCCTGAACCAAAAAATGTACCTAAAAATAAAGCTTTTTGTCCTTCTGTTGTTCCTATAACATCTAAATAAGTTTCTAAAAAACTTTTACCTTCTTCCCCTTCAGTTAAATAATCCTCTATGTATCCATCTGTATGATAAGATTCAGAAGTAGATTGACCTAATTCTTCTATAAGACCCTCAGAAACAAAAGCTTTACCTACTGTTTTACTAATATTTCCAACTTTTTGTCCCTTTGTTAATGCTTTTTTAACAGGTAATATTCTACCTTGTCCTACTTCAAAATTATTTAAAACATTTTTAGGATTAGCTTTACCAAATAAAGCTTTAGACATCATTAAGTTAGGCAGTAATAATATACCTAAATTATCTCTAAATACATTAGCTGCTTGTCGGGGAGCTCTTTGTTTTAATTCTAAATATTGTCCATAATTAATTTCTCCATTTTGATATTTTGTTTCTATTTCTTGTTCTACACTTTCTAATGCTCCATCTGCTTCTACTCCTGCTTCATATAATGTATTAGCAACAGTAGCAGAAACTACATTAATACCGTCTTTTAAATCTTTAAAACCAGCTTTAACAGCAAGTTTATCTGCTTTTTGTAAGGCTCTTAAACCACTTCCTTTACCAAATAAATTACTTTTTCCTAAAGCTCTAGCTAATTTTAAACCTGTTCCAAACCTTGTTACCGCTGCACCTGGAGCAAATGCAGATATTAAAAACGCTAATCCACTTGCTCCTTCAGTTGCCCAAAAATCTATTGAACTAATATTATCCCATAAATTACCGTCTCTAACAGCATTTTTTATATGTACTGGAGCTAATTCGTTATTATAATAATCTTTTACGCTTTCTAAAGAATCTACCCATGCATTATTAACAAACATATCCATAGAACCTTCTCCTCCTGCTAAAGCATTTATACTTCCAGCAACTGCTCCCCCTATATAACCAGGCATTTGTAATACATTTGTAGCTATTTCTACTCCAACTCTACCGATACCTCTAGCTACTTTATGACTAATAGGTTGGTTTTGTGCTCTTTCTTCATTTACATCAAAAGCATTATACCAATCATAATCTTGATGTATATATGAATCATCTGTTATATTTTGACCAAAATCTGTAATGCCATAGCTAATATCTACTCCTTTAGATTTTTTTGCAGTTTCTAATACTTCCCACGGATTTGGAGGAGTTTGTTGAAACTGACTGTCATATGTTAATTCTTGTGGCATAATTTAATTTTTAATTGCTCCTCTTATATCTATTATTCTAGAAGTAGAATCCATTATTAATGGTAAATCTGTAATAAGCTTATAAAATTTATTTAAATTTTCACCGTTTGGATCTTCTTCTCTATATTCTTCACTTATTTTTAAATGATCAGCTACTGAAACATGATTCATACCAAAAAATTGTTCTTTATATTTTTCAGGTAAAAATCTATGAAAATCTTCTACAAATTGACCCATTGATTTATTTTGGGCATAATCCATATACAAATTAAGTACACCACTATTAGCCATAAAATTATTTATTTCTTCTGGAGAATCTGAATTAATTATATCAGATATAAGAATTTCTTTTTTATCTGCTTCTCCAATTTTATAAGCAACTATTGGTGCATTATTACTATTAGGATTTTGATAAAAATCAATTGCATAATAATTTTGTTCCTGTAAAGTATCATTTGCTTTTTTACCTAAATAATTAGGAGCTATAGCTGCATCTCCTAATTCTTTTTTATCTGTTGATACAGATATATTTGCTGTCATAATTCCTTTTGTAATAGCTCGTTTTAAAGAAGGAGCTAATGTAGTAGAAGATAAAAGATGTACAGCATAATCTGTTAATTCAGGAATATTTCTATTATTATATCTTGTTAAAGGTACTTCTGCTGTAAATCTATTACTTCCAGTAAATGTAACATCATTTAAATTATCACCAATCCAGTCTGTATTAAATTCTCCACCTTCTTTTGGAGTAGCAGTAATAGTTAAAACAGGATCACCATTATTATTTACTCCAAATTTAATTTCTTGATCAGTACTACTTGCTATTAAATCTTTAGCTTGAGCTCTAATTTCCCTATATTTAGAATCATTTCCTGCATCATATAAATCAACTTTAGCCCATTTAGGATTATCTGCTATTTCTATATGTTCAATATTAAAATCTTTAGAATCTAATACTTTTTTTAAATTATTAAATAAAAATTTATCTTCTGTGTCAGTAGAAGTACTAATAAAAGATGTTTTTTCTATTCCTTGTCGTTGAATAAAATTTGTTTTTAATTTATTTTTTAACTTTTCATATTGATCTTCACTCTTTTTTAATTCTGTCATTTCATTTAATAAAGTATATTCTTCCTGACCAAATAATTTATCAAAATCAGCAGTTTCTACTACGTCTAAACCCTGTCTAGCTTTACTTAATCTATCATATAATAGTCTAACACTTTCAGGAGTACCAGAAGGAGTAACATATGGTTCCCAACTTTTCATTTCTTCTATATATGCTGCTCTTTCATTATCTGTAGGTTTTTCTCCTTCAAATTTTAAATCAGCCATCATTTCATATACTTGTTCTTCTTTTTGTTTAAAAACAACTAAATCTCTGTCTACTTGTTCTCCTAATTTAATTAACTCAGGAGTATTTTTAGCTTCATTTTCAGCTTGAATATCTAATCTTTTTAGTTTTCTTCTTTCTTTTTTAGCTTGTGCTAATGTAGAAACCGATCCTGGAGCAGAAGAATTTTCAATTGTTTTTATTGTATTATCATGCTGTACGATTTTATTAGTTAAATCTTCTATATCTTCAGCTATAAAACGTTGTCCTTCTGCAATTGCACTAGTAGTACCTTCATATTCATCTTTTTTAATTGGTACTTTATAAGACGACATATTAATAGGAGTAGCTGAATGTTGAATAGTTTCTTTATCAACAGTTATTGATCCCATATAAGAATTTAACATTTCTACTATATCTTCTTTTGTAAGTCCTGTAAATTCAGCAAATTGTCCTCTAGAAGTATTAGTGTTTGTATAATCATTTATTAAAGCATTAGTAAGTGATTCTATTTGTTCTGTATTTTCTAATCTATGTCCTGTTACTTTATCAAAATAAGCTATACTAGTTCCTTTTCCATCTGGGTTAGGAATAGTTTTTATTTCAATATTATCTCTACTTACTCCTTGTGTTTCTCCTATTTTATTAGCAGCTGCCATAACGTCTTTTTGAATATCAAATACCATAGAAGCACCTAGTTCATCTATATTAGTTATATTACCTTTCTCATCATATCCTGACCATTGTGATACATGTTTACTCCAATTTTTATCTAATGTATCTTTAGAATGAGCTTTAGCAAATCCATCTTTATAAAAAGCAGCTTTCTTTTGTGCTAAATCTGCTTTTGCTGCATTAATTTTTCCTATATTTCCTTGTGGACCTATTGCATGTTGAAATTTTTTATTAAAATTTAAAAAGTTTGATTTACTTGATTTAGTAAATCCCTCCTTATTTAATAAATCACGTTGAGCAAGCATATCTTCATATAATCTTTGTTGCTCTTCTTGTAGTTGTTTTTCATGTGGACTAGCTGCAGAAAATTGAGCTAATGCAGTTTCATACTCTGATATAGACGCTTCCAGATTATCATGCTTTTCTCTTTTATATGCAGGAGCAATCATCAACTCTTGTAATGTACGAGGTTGATAAACATTTCTTGCTACTTTTGTATATCTATTTACTGTTGCCATTTTATTTTATTTTTTTTCAGAATTAAGCTTAGCTAATATTTTTTTCTTAAAAGCCTCTACTTCTTTTTCATTATAAAACTTATATGGTTTTCCATCTTTATCTTTAAGTATATTACCATTCTTATCTTTTAAATATGTACCATCATATCTATATCCAAACATATTTTCAACAGTTTCTCTATCTTGGTATTCTTTTGCTATATTACCTATATTGGTAAAAATATCTGCTCTATTTTGATTTCTAGCAGTTTGGTAAGCACCTTCATCCATTGCCTGACGATCTATAAACTTTTCATACAATTGACTGTTAAACATATCTCTTTGTTGGTTCATAGCTATTTCCTTTGCTCCTATATCTGCATTTGTCATTTGCATTTTAGTAGCACCTTGACCAACCATTCTATCTTCTTGGGCTTTATTAGCTCTAAATAAACTATTATAAGCAGCTAAATTTCCACCAGAACCTTCTCTAGCAGCTCCAGCTTCATTGGTATTACCTCTAATTTCCCTCATTAAAGTTCTTTCATCTAATTTAGGTAGGGTAATATTTCCAGATAATTCCCTCCCTCTAGGAGTATTGGTCCTTTCAATTTTATTTGTTAAAGCCCCTATTGCAGGTGCAAAAGAAGCTACATCTTTAATTATATCTAGAGCTTGTCCAGCACCAGATTTATCTTGACCTTCTTGTTTTTTAAAAAACTTAGCTAAACCTTTATCTTCATATGAGTTAGTCATTTTACCACCATATTTATATGGCATACTTGTATAAGCATTAGCACTCGCCCAATCATTATTTCTTAAACTTCTTTCTGCAGCTTTTTTTCTTTTTTTATTACCTCCAAAAATACCTGCTCCAAATTTAACTAAGTTAGCCCCTACTCCAAGTACATCTCCTTTACTAAATGATTTAGCTACATTGGTTAAATCTGTAGCTGAATTAACAACATTACTTTTTTGAACATCTTCAGGGTTTACTCTAACTCTACCACTACTATCTATACCTTCATCTGCTTCTGTAGAAAAAGTATCAAATATAGTTTTACCAGCAGCTAATATATTATCAGGATCTAAACTACCATCTCCTCCTAATCCTGTAGTTTGTCCTGCATTTTCTGCAGCTAAACCAGCTTGTGCTGCTCCTGCAGGTCCACCAATAGCCCCTGCTGCTGCTCCTGCTGCTGCTTTTTTAGCAAACATTTTACCTATTAAAGGAAATAAAGCTCCTGCTGCAGCCTCATTAGTTGGCATAACATCCATTTCATCTAGACTAGGACCGCCTTGAGCTTCCATTTGAGCCTGTTTCTCGGCTTCTTGTTCCATTCTTAACTCTTCCATTAGAGCCTTGAGAGTTCTTCTGTCTGCAGGGCTGTTACGACCTTCAAACTTTTTTAAGATAGCTTTAGCTCTTTGTGCGTATGTTTTTTTCTTTTTCATTTTAAAATCTGTTTGTAAATATAAATTTTCCGTCATCAAAATTAAATGATACTTCGTCTTCTTCTACTGTATTCATTTTACCATTAACTCCCAAACCTAATGGTATTCCTTGATAACCTGATTTGTTTTGTTCGTGTCTTCCTCCAGTATTATATATATTTGCTTCTCCTTCTGTTTTACTACTATTTATTAAACCTCCTTTAGCAAACTTTACTATTTCTTTTAATAAATTATTATTAGATGGAGTTTCTTTTTTCCAAGTATTTTGAGCATTTTTTTCTGCTTCACCTTGTAAATTTTTTATAGGTTTAAGATTATTTTTCCAAATAGGTTGATCAATCTTTTTTGTTTGATCTAAATCCGAATTAAAATTGTCTTTTAAATTACCTAATATATTTGCTTTTTCACTTTCTTTTTTAATCTGTAAATAATCTTGATATTCAGGAGTACTTGTAAAATTAGCCCACTTACTATTATCATATAATTTCTGTGAACTATTCCAAGCTTCTATTTTTTTAGGTCTTTTTTCTTCTCTATTTGGTCCTCCTATCCACCATTGATCTGCCCAAACATCTGCTGCAGATACTTTTCCATCAGCATATTCTTTTAAATCAAAAGGACCATATCTTAAATCACCAAGAGCTAACATATCTTGTTGTTGTGGAGATAAAGTAGATGCATCTCCTGTACCTTTAATAATTATATCATGAATATATTTAGGTACTTCATAACCTTTTTCTTGAAGATATCTTTTTGTTCTAACTGCAGAATCTTTTATTCTATTAGATCCTGTTTTACCTTCAAACTGATAAAAACCTCTACCAGGTCCTTGAGGATTTCCTACTAAATTACCTCTTCTATCTGCTCTCTGTCCTTGATGTATTAATGGATTCATTGTATGAGCTGACTCATGGAATTTAATTCTATTTAATAAATCCATATATAGTTCAGGCTTACCTCCTTTATCTTTTGCTACTTCTTGTAAAAGAGCACCTAAAGATATTTGTTTTTTATCTTCTTTATTTTTTTTATTTTTTATAGGATTACCTGTTGCCATATTACATTGTACTATTTAAGAAGATTGAGGTAGCCGTTTTGACTACCTCTTTCCTCAGTAATTAATTTTTCAATGAGTTTATCCAATTCATTCATAACTACAAATATACAATATTTTGATGTGTTTTCCAAATTATTTTTATACTATTTTATAATTTTATTTATTATACAGTATAATTTAAAGTTATGTCATTAAGGATAACCTCCTTATTATCAGTATTTTCTAGTTTTAAAGTTAGATAAGTCCAAGGATTTTTTACTCTATTCCTCCCTTCCCTTGGAATATCTGCACTCCACATTCTCATTCTACGTTTTAAATTACCTCTTTTACCATAAATAAATGGGACTTCCCCTGAATCTTGATATTCATTAAATGCTCTAATATGAGTATAAGTTTCAAAAGGTTGATCTACTCTATCTATATAAGTTTCAGATGTAAATTCTAAAGTATTGAATGTAGTAGCTAAAGTTGGTTCAGGATTAAACTGAAAAGTAATAAAACTATCTTCTGTTTCTCCAAAGAAATTATTATATTCACCATTGTATTGTTCCCATAAATCAGTGTTATTTCCTGTAGGAGGAATTAATAGTTTCTCTCCTAAATTAATATATCTTGAAGGAGTATAAGTTTTTCTATCTATGAATGAATCGGTTAATTCGTTAAATACCCATGTAAAACTTTTATCTTTTTGCAGTACAGTTATAAATATATCACTATTATAATTATCTCTACCTAATACAACTCCTGCATTATTTAAAGGATTATCTACTACAATAGAATCATAATCGTAATTAGAATTAAAAAAAGAATGCATACCTGAAGCATCTGATAATAATACTTCTGTTTCATTAGGTATTCTACCTAAACCTCTATTTAAAGCATCGTAATAATATATACCACGTTTACCTGCAATTATTCCCCATTTATTTATAGAACCAGAATTAGTAGTTAAATAATCTTTTCTATATAATACATCACCTTTACCTAATTCTATAGAAAAACCGTCTTGACCTTGTACTTGTACTCTAGGATTAACTGCTATTTTAGCTATACCTTTATCTTGAAAACTAAATAAATTATCTTTAAAAGTTAATATATGATTTATAGGACCATATGCTCCTTCTAAATCAATAAACTCATTACTTAATACATCTGTCCAACTATCTACAGTTTCATTAGGTATTTTTAATTTACTACTTTGAATTCTAGTATCAAATTGTCTAACTCTTCTAAAAGTAAACTCTAACGGTGTTGAAGCTAATAAACTAGGTTGTTGAGAATAGACTTTATTATATTGAAAGTACCTATCATAAGTTGGTTGAAATTCTGTATCCCAACTAAATAAAGAATTATCATTTCTATTTTTTAAATCAACTTCTGTTTCTACTGGAAATTCTATAATTTCTGCTAATTGTAAAACTTGATCATCTAATACTTTAGAATCTGTTTTAATTAGTCTTGCTACTTTAAATGGATAAACAAATGTATCTCCAGCGTTATCTATTTGTACACTAGTTGTATTTATATCTGTATAATCTCCTATCTTTAAATAGGATGTTCTAGATTTATCTTCAAATGAATTACCTCCATAAATATTACTTACTGCTATTTGACCTGGGGAAAGCGTTAATTCTATTAATAGTAATCCATCAGGATCATTTAATGTAGACTCTGTATATAATTCTTCTATTGTTTTATCAAATTCATGTTTTAATACAATACTGGTAGCTCCTTGCGTATTAATAGAATAGATAGCACTTTCATCAGGTAGATCATCACTTTGATCTGTTAAAAATCCTTGTAAACTATTTTGATATTTTATATTCGGATTACCATTATAAAAAGTTACTCCTTGATTTTTATTTGTAATTTCTGGATTTCCATCTATATTATATAATCTATATTCTGTATTTGGTAAAAATGTAGAATAATTTCTATTAAATAAATGTTGATCCATTACTAAATCATCGTTAGAAGGGCCAAATAAAGCCATGTAAATCACATCTCTAGATAACATAAAAGAATCAGTAACTTGGTCTTTTACCTGTAAACCTATAGTTTCTGTGACTACATTTAAACGTTGATAATTTGATATAATGTAGTATTTTGCCAAGATTGAGCCCTTCTATCTGAACCATTTGCTGCATGAAATATTTCAGCATTTTGAAATTCTAAATTAGGTTCAACACTGGGATCTATATAATAATCAGAATCTAAATTCATTCTTCTTAAATGCTCTGTTCTATTTAAAGGATTCATATTACTTACAAATCCCCTGCTAACAGGTATAGGCATTTTAATTAAATCAGGACTAGCATCTGCTCTATTTTGTTGGTTAGAATAAAATAAAGTATTTTCAGACTTAACTTGTTCCATAAACTGTGTTATAGTACCTTGGGTAATTATAGTCTTATCTGTATTAGTTCTTTCTGCCCTAACAATTCTGTATCCTACAGGTGTACCATATTCTTGTGTAGGTATATAATTATTTAACCAATCATAAAAAGAAGGTAATAGTTCTACTTTTAGTGTGTTATATAAACCTTCTAAATTACCTTCTGGTGCTCTAAAATCTGCTATCCATTTAGTAGGAGATATTTGACCTAACTCATTATAAAACTCAATCCCTATTCTATATATTTCTAAATCTTTTAAAAATTTATATTCATCGGGAGCATTTTCTAATTGATCTGCTGTTTTACGTACTAATTCATATTGTACAAAATTACCTGTACCTCCTAATACTTCTGAATTTATTTGGTATCTATTTACATCATACTCTAAATTAACTGCATCATGGTTTAATGGTACATTATATGTATTATCTACATTAAGAACATTTACATTTAAATTTGGAGTATCTGAGTTAGTTAATTGAGGATTATTATATACTCTAGTACTATCACTATTTATAGGAAAACTATACGCTCTAAAATCTAAATCTTTAGGTATATCAAAAGAACTATCTTTAATATTAGCAAAGAATAATCTATTATCTTTAGTTGCTATATGTTCAGGAATTATTGGATCACTGCCTAAAAATAAAAATTCTTCTAAAGATAAAGTTTCTATAAAAGAACCATTATCATAAAAGACCATATTAGAAGAATTAATTTCTCTTTCTTCTATTAAAAATATTTCAGGTATTTGATTATATGATGTATATTTAACACCATATAATTTTATAATATTATAATTTTGATCTATATTTTCAATTGTAATTACAGGTGTAGTAGCTACTTCTTCATTTAATTCTCCACCTCCATTTGATGGTCCTTTATCTAAAGCAACTAAATCTGTTAAAGGAGATAATTTAGTTTGAGAACCATTTAATCTAAGTAGATTATATCCATACTGAATTACTCCTGCAGTATGATCACCTCCTATAAGAGTATCTGTAATCTTTGGTTGTGAAAAATCAATAGCCCCAACTAAGTTAATAGTAGTAGAAGGTAGGTCAATTAAAGGATCATTACCTTCAATACTATTATGTGTAATATTTAAATATCGTAATTGATTAACTCCATCTACCCAATATACTTTTTGTATATTATCATTTTCATAGTTAAACAGTGCTTGTATAGGATTATCTGTACTAAACCCCAAATTCCTTACATAAAGTAATGTTAGATCATAAGATCCATCTAATATATTAGGAATATGCCATACACAATCAAAACCTGCATTATCTGTACTAAATAATACTAAGCCCTGTCTTGTTTCTGTATGTCCTATAATAACCTGAGAATCAGAAGTTAAGGGTAAAGTATCTGATATTACTTGATTTATAATATCACCTGCACTAGAAAATTGTAATGTTTTATCTCCATATATTATACTTAAAGAAGCTCGGTCAATAGAAAGATCAGGTAAAGAAATTACCTGGGTATTACCTTTCTCATTTTTAGCTGCTACAGTAGATTGAGCATCAGTTGCTAATATCCTAATATGCTGAGCATCAAAATAATATTGAGGTTGATGTTTAGCTTTAGATATATCTTGATTAGCACCGCCAAAAGTATATATTGCTTTTTTATTAGCCATTATCTATATTTTTTTATACGTTCATGTTTACCCATAAATTTAAAGAAATTTCTTTGTGCTGGGCTATTGATTATAAGTCTATTAATAGAATTCATCATTGCTTCAACATGATCCATACTTTTTAATTGCATACCAGATTGAGCAGCTCCTATATACCATGATTTTAATTGATCTACCCTAGTAAATACTTTATCTGGAACTTTACCAGTTTCCCATAGAGGTTCTAATGATCTATATCTAATATAATATTCTACAGCTAATTCAAATTTTTGGTTTTTAGGGATTAATGGAAATCCCTCATCATCTGTAGCTATTGCTTGATATGACAATTCTACAAAACCTTCTTTAAAAGCAGTGGTTATAACTCCTGATTGAATACTATAAGTAGCTTCAAATCCTAAGTCCCTATCATTTAAATCACAATCTGCTTTAGCGTGATAAATATCTGTAGCTTCGGTCATAGGAATAGCATCTATTTCATCTTGGGCTTCTGCATCTGCATAAGCTCTAGCTCCTCTAACTATAACAATATTACTTGGTACTAAACCTTTGTGATCTTCTATTTTTATAGGAGGAGAAGTTACTTTATTTACATAAGCTAAAGGTGCTCCTATTAGTTTAATTGCTTCCATTGCTTTTTCAGCCGCAGATTCATATGTAAGATCTTGTAGAAAAGGACTGTTCATTACTTTCCACATTATATCTTTTAAAGAAATTGTGTCTCCGTTATACATCGTATTGGTTTTTATATAACAAATAGGCATCTATTTCTATATCAGGATCAAATATATATTCACTGATAAGTCTTTTGAAATCTCTATTTGTTTGAAATTTATATACACTATTAGCTTTTAATTTACATCCAAATTTTTTAAAATATATTCTATATACATTATGATTTGTATGTGAATTGTTATATCTTACTAATAGTTTTTTTCTTTTAGCTTCAGGGTCTCTCTCCCATAAAGCATTTGTAGCTTTAAAATTAATAGGAATATTATTTACTAATTTACCATCTTTAATTTTAGGTTTTCTTTTATCCTTCATTAAAACTAAATGAAAGTTTGTACCTGGCATTGTATAAGTAACATTTTTTTTAATAATTAAATCTCTTAATCCTAAATTAAAATCACTTATTACTTGAGAGTATTTAGTACTTGATTGAGGATCATCATATTTATTTTTATAAAATCTATAATAATCCTTCATTCCAAAATCACATTTTACTTTATGCTCTCTTTCCATTATTGTTTATCGTTTGTAGTATTGTTTTCTGTATCTTCTGGTAATTGTCTTTTAATTAAAAGATCATTTACTATTTCTCTACTTATTATATCTATAAAATGAGGTTGTAAAGGATACTCATTTTCATTAGGATCATAACAAGGTGATTCAGATGGCTCACAATTACAACAATCCGTATAGGATTGTAATTCTAAAGGATTAGAAAATACACCTGTAATAGTTATACATTCCAATAGTTTATAAGCATCAGAAAGAGAATATACATAAATATATCCATCTTCATCTAAAAAAGCATACATCCCTCTAGAGAATTGGGCTCCTTCTATATAAGGTATTTTTTCTTTTGGAATAAAATTAAAAGGTATACCAATTTTAGAAGTAGGTTTTACCCTAAGAATAGCTGGTTTAGTATGCATTTCTAATGCTGTAGGTATAGGTCGTTTGGTTCTTAATAGTTTAAGACAGTCTCCATCTGTACAATCATCTTGATCTACTATTTCTAACCCCATACAAAAAGTTTGTTGAATAGAAACATCTATACGTCTATTATAATTATTTAATTCTTGTCTTAAATATTTAGAACGCTTTAAGCCATATTGATAAACAATATAACTATTATCTATTTCTGTATCGTCAGCAAACTCATTTATACGTTCCCTAACATCATATATTATTTCATTTAGTTTTGCCATTTTTTTATAATATAAAACCCTCCCTCGCAATTGAGAGAGGGTGGTTTAAAAGACTTACTCTGGGACGCTATTCTTATAGGTAGCGTAGTAAGTACTGTTATTCATTAATAGCTTGAAACTTAACATAATCCCTATGAGACATTTTAAAATACTTATTAGTATCCATACATTTCATAAGGTATTTTCTAGTTCCAGCGGCTGTTGTTGTTTCTTTAACTAATTCTATATTTGTACCACCTGTATATGGAGAGGTTTGTTTTACTTCCCCATTTAATACTCCTTTGTGCATTGGTGCTAAAGTCTGTTTAGATAATACATTGTAAACATCTTCTAATAAAAATACATCTTGTTCACAATACTTTACCATTTTTTGTAAAGCTTTTTTATCTCCTTTACAAACTGTATCTACCCAAAGGGCCCTATCTGTTTTAATTTTTCTACCTACTCCTAAATAATCTCCAAGGTCATCTAGTCTATTAGATGGAAATTTATGTTGATATCTGGCAATCTTTAAAGTATCTACTGAACTATAAGATGGATATATATCTAATCCATTAGCTAAAGCTCTTGTTTGTATCCAAGGCATATCAAATTTATCTCCATTATGTGCTACAATAAAATCAGCTTTGTTTAATTCTTTTATAAACTCTTGTAACAGTAATTTATCATCTTGTTTAGAATCCCATCTTACAGTATGTACTTCATCTGAATCAGACCATTTATAAGATATACAAATAATCTTAGGATGTTTTACAAAATCATCATAGGTAACTCTAACTTTCCATCCTGGTCTCCATACCCTTGCTAAACCATAAGCAGTTTCAATATCATAAAATAAAATCTTAGCTTCACTTTTATTTTTTAAAGTAGGCTTTAATCTTAATTCTTTTCTTACATCTTTTAATGCTCTTTTACATTTATGTATTGAAGTGTCTAATCCTTTTTTTCTTAAATGGTTTCTTAATCTTTTACCACCTTCTTTTAAATAACCAGGTTTTTGTCTTAAAAACTCTTTAATTTCTTCTAATTCCATATATTCAATTTTAATTAAAGCTTAATTACTTTAATTATATTTGTATC